TGTTACTTTATTCTTAGTCTGTAATAGACCTGAAGCAACGAAATCTATTTCTGCGCGAGTTGTGCAGTCTACGGTATCGTTTTGAGGAGTATCAATAATACGGAAAACACGTTCACCCGTTCTGAAAAAGTTTGGCGGAATAAAGAATGTACCGTCAACTATACCTTCGCGGTCAGTAAATATACCAGGATTATCATCAGAAATTTCAATTTTCCAAGCAATATCACCACCTATTGTATTTCCTGAATTTGCACTAGGGAATGAATCTGTGTAACCAAACTGTGTAATTAAATCGCCGATTGTGTTTGCAAGTGTTAATCTTCTAGAAACGTTATCCCATGCTGTGATATAGCCTCTAACTGCTCGACCATCCTTTGTCTCTTTAGGAACTAAAACGATAGTATTAGAACCAGCTGTACCCCAATAGTTGTTGGCCATTATGCTTGTGTAGGGAGGAAGATTTATAAAGTTTGCGCTTGAATTATCAAAGAACTTATCAAGACTATGATCACCTATAGCTACTACAGAATTTACTGTACCGGTGTTACCTGATACAGAACCTTGTATTGTTGCCGAAATGGCAATACGACCAGAAACGTTAGATACGCTAATAATTCTCTTACGTGGTATATTAGCCCCAGTATCTTGTTGAGTAGGATCAGCATTGTCTAAATCATAATAGCGTCTATTTGAATGGATAAAACTCTTATTCTGTGTATTTGCACTAACGATAATTTGATCGGCATCTGAAAATCCATCATTAAATATTGCAGCATTATCATTTTGATTAAGACGTATTAGATTTGCTGGAATAACATAATCTGTAACATCAACATCATCAAAGAAGAACCAAACTCTTCTTTGTGGTCTAAGTCCCGAGGCCAAAAAACGAATAGCCGTTGAGCGCATATATGGAATGATACTTACATCTTGTACACCATTATCAAACGTAGCTGAATCCGTAAGTGTCATAATTTTTGGATTAGCTATCGGTGGCAAAGGCAGCGCCGGCGGAGCCAACGACTTATTAGAAGCACTTGAAGTCGTACTTGAGGTTGCCGATGTTGCTCTATCGCCTTTAATTCCACTAGTAGTGGGTGGTATTAGTGCCATTATTCTTTATCCTTTTATATTCAAATATATTTAGCTAGTTGATCCAAACTGCGTCGAGTGTGAGAATGATTCTGTTATCATTGGGTTTGCGGCTCTAAGTTGCGCCTGTCTTGTAGTTTGACTAATTGCTGCTGCAACTGCAAGAGCATCATTTTCACCCAAGTTGATAATAATATCAGGAACTTCATTTGTTTCTACCCAAATATCAGATTCAGGCGATAGGTCTACTTGACCAACCCACTGTGCAAGCATGTAAGGTTGTACAGCAACCCACTTAGTCGCTAAGTTTTGAGTAATAAAATCTTCTTCTGTATAATTTAGAGTTATTGTTGAACCAATTTGCTTTGTTGAAGTGGTAGCTTGCTTATATAGCGGCATAAATTCACTCTTTTGTGGAGGTGTTGCGCTACCATAAAGTCTATCCATAGCAATAAAGTAATCTGGATTTAATACATCGCCGTAACCATGTGTGTTAAAGTTATCTGCGATAATACCATACTTAGTTCTCTCTAGGCCGTTTGTATCAACAATAGACATATCTTTTGTTGACTTTTCAAGAATAGAAAGAGTCTGATAGTATTCTAGGTTCTCAATACGTGTCTCAAGTTTACCAATATCTCTCATAGTATATCTTTTATTCTCAACATACTGGATATTGACATTATCTGTTGAAGCGGTATATGGTTCAACATACATCTTATATAAGATCATCGAATCTTGATCTGGTCTAGGATCAACAGGATATTTTGACGGTTCACCATCTAGAATTTTGAAAGGAAGATCACCTTGTTTTGTTATAAGAACAAATGTTCTTTTAGCTAGGTAATACTTATAATCAAATGAAAACGGAGTTCCTGATACTGGAATTCTATCGCCAGTAATTGTAAAGTTTTCATTTGTATTTGATTCATTAATTCTTTTTGGTCTAAAGTCGATAGAATCTCTCAAGCTATAAATAGTTTCATCACTTGATGTATATGAAGGAATAGTTCCGTAATCAATGTTAGGATAAGAATCTACAGAGAAGTAACCGTCTGGACCAGAGTGCTGGAACCAGTCGAAACATACTACAAGAGGCCCCTTAGGTGTTCCTAATCTAGGAGCAAGAGATATGCTGGCATGATCATATATTGCATCTCTTTGACCATTATTAAAAATATACTTATTTGTTACATCAGTATAAGTTGAAAGGCTTGAACCTGCTGACGGAGCGGCTGCTCCATTTAGATCATAAATCTTTCTAATTCGATTAACATCACTATAGAACAGGCTCATTTTTGTGCCAGGAACAATAGAAGGTTTAGTCATCAATACCTGACCGCTACCACCATAAAGGTTAGTTGTTGTTCCACTGGCCACAAATGTATTGTTTGCAGCATGGCTAGAGAAATGTGTGGTATTAGCCGTAACTAAAGTTTTTGTCTTTGCAGCAATTGATGCGCCAGAATTTAGATATACCTTATAAAATACCTTAGCTGTTCCTGATGTGAACGTGGCTGATGTTAGAGTTGCGGTTGGTTCTGCAACTGTAACACTTGATAAATCAACTCTAGTGCCGTTTGTTCTAAATATCATAAAATTTTCTAAAGTAGAAGATGAACTACCAGTTCCATCTGTTACGCCAACAAATGTTTCTCCTGTTGCAGAAGTAAGAGTAGCTGAACCGGCTGTAAATGTAATATCAGCCTGCTTTAGATATGAATAATTTTGATCTGCAATAGTAGAAGGAACAATAAAGTTATCGCCAATAGTGTAGACTAGAGTATTGAATGTTGAATCGCCAATAATCGTACTACCGTTAGATTGTCCATTATTCTTACTTAAAATATTAACTATACAATTGCCTGTTGTAGTGGCAATAGAATTAGCATAAGCTAGTGAGTTTGAACCAGTAAATGAAGTATAAAATAAGCTAACAACATATGTTGATGTAGCTAGATTTCTAGTATTTGAAGCTGAGTAATAGTCAATACTGCGAATTCGACCGCTACCTATCTTAGATCCAGATGCGAATGTTGAATTATTTGTATTATAAAAATCGACATTTTGCATCGATGAGATATCAAAATATCCTTTCATATTTTCAATATATAAATTATTACCGTAATTAACGGTCATCTCTCTATTTGCAACAGAAGCATTTGCTCTTGCTCTATCTACATCCAATGAAACCTGTGCAATACTTTCATATTCATAACCCTTAACGTAGGCTTTTCCTGGATCAAGAGTAATTTGGAATTTTGTATTATCTGTTGGATGATCATTGACAGTAGCTCTAAAGCGACGAACTGTATAGTTACCAGATTCATCAAAAGTTCTGCGAGCCATTGTGTCACCAAGTTCTGAATAGATTGGATATCTAATCATCTTCTTGATAACGCCGTTTTCAATTCTCAATAATTCAATAAATTTAGTGTCATCAGTACTATCTAGTGAACGTTTAGCGAGATCAAAATTAATCTGTAATCTAGTTGCGCCCGGTGCTTGATAGTTAGATGCTTCTTGAGCAGGATCTAGAAGAGATGTATCACTTGTTTCATCAACAATTGCTTCTGTAAATTCTAGACCAACCTTAGCATTGGCTCTTATGCCAAATTTATCAAGTACAATTGTCTGTGATGGAACTTTAACGAAATATCCGTTAATGAAGAATATGCTATCACTAATGCTTACGAGAGTACCCTTACCTGTATGTACGCCAGTTGTAACATTAGCATATATTCCGCTATTAGACATAATGGTTGTATTGTTTGGAAATTCTTTACCTGAAAGATACTTGACCATTATAACTGGAGGCGCAGTGTTTGTAGACTCTTCTGATGCTGGAACATATGCAATTACAGAAGAGTTTCCTGAAGGGAATGTTATGGTATTTGAATTAAACCTAGCCGCAGTAATATCTGTATTAGCGTAAGTTGATACTAGATTAATATACTTAGCTTTTGTGTCGACCGATAACTGGCCACCTAGAACGATACTACCGTTCTTGAAAATATGATTACCAAATCTTTCGATCTGGTTCTGAAGAATAGTCTGTAATTGTGTAAGTTCTCTAGCCTGAACAGCATAACCAGGGCGGAAAAGAATACGGTGAAAATTCTTTGACTCATCAAAATCGTCGTAATATGGAAGAACTGTTGTCTCCGTAGGTACGACTCTTGTATTTGCAATATTTGCGGTTGCCATTTTTTTTCCTTAAAACTTAATTACAATTTTATATTCTTCAGTCTGATCTTCTGATCTTGTTACTGGTGTGATATTATCAGTATATATCAATCTTCCGGTATAGGCTCGGGCTTCTGGTAAACTATAAGAAGTTACGAAGCGAGAAACTACAGAATTTGCTCCGTTAATAGTATCCGATACCGTAGGTGTACCTTCCGTATTTATCAAATAAATTTTACTATTTACTGAATCCCACTGCAAAACAGTACCTTTAAAAGAACTAACTCCAAGACTTATACCTTGATATACGCGCTCATTTTCAAGATAATCGCCAGAACCTACTGTAGTAACGACTGTAGCCTGTAAGAATGTTGTATTTGTAAGCGCGGTATTTCCAGTAAGTTTATCTTTTGGATTTGTCACTAGAGAAATCTGCCTATAGTCATTTGATATAGGTAATTTGCCACCTTCACTACCTTTGATTCGAGCATTCAACATAACATTTGAGCCGCCAAGTTCATATAATGGATCACTTCCATGCCCGCCGGGCGGAGCAATTATAGGCCTACATGAAGCGCCGGTGCCACCGCCACCAGTAATAAAGACTGAAGCTCTGGTATATCCAGAACCCTTAGATAGAATACTGAATGAGTTGACTGTATTCGAGATAGTATTGATTGTGGCAACCGCAGAAGCATCTGAACCATCGCCGCCGATCTCTACGGTAATGTTAGCTGCATTTGAGTAATTTGAACCGCCACTTACAAGAACTAGAGAATGGAGTGCGCCATCAATCGAGTTCTGCTGAACTTGCCACTGGGTGCTGCCATCATCATTTTCTAATGTCTTGACTGGAATATATTCGCTAGAGCTAAATCTCAAACGTTCAAAATCAGATATTGAATATAGATATTTCCATACATAACCGTCAGCGGTTACCAAGTCTGCTGTGGTTGACACTGTAACTGGTTCTGTATTAGACTTGCTACTATTATTGTTGGCGATACACTTGAATACGTTCCACTGTGAGTTCATTACATAGAAGTTGGTTGCTGAAGACATATTGTCGTAAGCTGGATAGCTGGTATTTGCTGTCCAATTAATTCTTGGGATAACATTGTAAATGTCATTACCCGTCATTCTTTTACCACCAATCATATTTTTCCATACATCATAAACTGATGCGGGCGAAGTATTAGATAGAGGTGGAGTATTTTCATCAGGCCAAGATTCTGTTTTACCAATAGTAGCATATACATATGTTGGCAATGGTTCAGAAATAGATTCTTTGAACTGCTCTGCGTTATTCACTCTGAAATTAATTGAAGTATCTGAAAACATTTTTTATCCTATAATCTTCAGTTATTTATGCGCCCATTAGAATAACGGTTACGTTACCAGATGACGTTGTTACATTTGAATGTTTGACGTTGAAAGTATTTACGTTAGATGCTGTAACGTTTCTAACCAAGAATATTGCATTTGTTAAGTTTGCGGTATCACCACTATTGAATTCAATATAGACATTATTGTTATTGGCAAATCCATGTGCAGTTAAATAGATATAAACGTTATTCGTAGCTGATGTTTTATACGTACCATTTCTATAGTATCTAAGAGCAATATTAGATGATGCCATTGATACCTGAGAGTTAACTATTGGCGATGCATATGTACGTTCACCAAATAGTTTGGTTCCAGCAGGTTGTACTAAATCTCTTAGAGCATTCTTGTATTCGGATATAGACTGTTTCATTTTTAATACGAATGAGTAATTTTGATAATAGTCTCTGTCTTGTAAGAAGTTGAATGAGCTTAGGTGACCATCATCATTGATATAACGACCTGGCTTAGTAATGATACCTTCAAGAAGAATTGGTTCAAGAACAGCAGTTCCGTCTCCAGTTGTTGTCATATCCAAAGAAGTATTTTGTGCTGTATATGAAGAACCACCAGCTACAATAGATAGACGTTCAATACGACCGATAACTGAGTTAGCTTCTTTGAAACTGCCGCCGGTGCCAACAATTGCTGTTACTACGATGTTAGCTCCAGTACCAGTAGAAGATATAACATTAGCAACTGGCAGTTGGTCATAACTATATCCTAGTCCGCCTGGAACTTCACCATAAGAAATAAATTTGACCTGTTGTATTCTACCATTAGCGGCTACATTTGTGACATTACCTCTGCCAGCATAACCGTAAGTATCTGGATAATTAATAAACTCGATTTGGTTACCTACAGCATATCCTACGCCGCCGTTTACAATTTCCATTCTTCCCAAGATACCAAGAGACTTGATAGCTGTATTACCAAAAACACCGATTGTCGGGCTAATATATCCTGCGCCCGGTTCATTTACTACAATGAGTCGCGCAGGCCCGGCGTTAGCGAATACCCAGTAAGAAAGAGAGTTTGCTAGTGTAGTATTTGCATTGGCAGGATTTGTAAATCCAGAGAAATATAGACCATAGTTAATGTTATTAATATTTGCATTTGCTATTGATTCTATGGTAGTATAGATAATATTGTATGTATTTTGATGATATGTTCCATCTGTATTTGCTGATGATATATAAGCATTTGCTCCTAGACCTTCAGGATCTGATATAGCTAAAAAGTCGCCTATTCTATAACCAGCGCCACCGTCAATATATCCATAATCATTAGTTATGACAGTTACGGCTGAAATATTACCGGTCGACACTTTATCAATTACAATAGATGCACCGCCGGCATCTTCATCAGTTGTAATAACTGGTACAGTAGTACCTTTTACATATGATGTGCCAGGATTTACAATCTTGACGCCGTTAAAGATGCCACCAAACACTCGTCCAGTAACCATTTTAGTCTCAGTAGCTTCATCAAAATATGAACGGATTGTTTCACCGGCTTTGAATACGCCTTTAACTTCCGAAATTACAAGTTCGTCAACGCGAACATTCTTGTCAAAGAAGCGACTTACCGATTCAACTTTAGCTGAAGCATTAGATGTGTTACCTGTAATCTTTCTACTAATAAATTTTTCAAGAGCCGCCGTAGAAGAATTTGCTACGCCATTTATACTCTCTTCTGTAACTCTAAGAGTTTTTTCAACATACCATTTACCATCAGAAGCTCTAAGAACATCCGATTTAGGATAATAGAATTCAATTTCTTCATTGAAGAGAACTCGCATAAGGAAACGAATTGATTTTTCACTGCCTGTAGAGCGATAGAAATCTTTAGCATTCTTAAGGATTAATTTTTTATCGGCCTGTAAATCTTTTGGAATAAGAGCTAAGAATCTCTGAAATAGTATATCTGAGAAGTCATCTAATGTATTATCAATATCCATATAACCTAATAGATTTTTGGATCTCTCAGTTGTTTTACCAAACTGTAGAGTTGTATTAGATTGTTCTAGATATTCATAATAAGCTTCCAAAAATGCAACAAAGTTTGGATGATCATTCCTAACAAAAAACGGAAGTTGACTTGAAACTACTGTTGATATTTTTGAATTTGTATTAGCCATTATTCTGGATCTACATTAATTTGTATTGCTTTTGTATCAGCTAAGTCAACATCGATGATACCATTTCTAGCTTGTCTAACAATGTCATCTTCCGGTTTGATATTAATAGTTAAAATATTAGTATCATATATATCATTTTCTTCCGTAGAAATAGTATAGAAATTTTTTAAAATAATTTTACCAAGATCATAGTCGATGGTGCCAGCATTTGAGTTAACGATAACTTTTTCACCGTTGTCTTTGAAGTAATATGTTCTTATTGTTCCATTTCTAAATTGTAGAGAAGGTTGTGCTGTAGAACCTGAACCACCACCGCCAGTTATTGCTGCCGTAGCTCTAGTATATCCAGTACCTCTTGAGGTCAATTCAATAGAATTAACTTTACCATTAACAATACGTGCAATTGCTTTGGCTCCTGTGCCGTCACCTGTGATTGTGACAGTTGGCTCGACTAGGTATCCTCTACCTGGATCGATGACTTTAATACTGTCTAGACCAGTGAAAGAACCAGATACTTCTTCAAAATATACATTTCTTTCTATCTGATTAATATCATATGTCTTTACTGCTGGATAGCTATAAAGGCCTTCAATTAGACCACCTCTATGCAAAGAAGTTGCAAAGTTTATAGTATAATTTTGTACTGACTTAGGAACTAAGGTCACTCTCTTCTGTAAGAAAGTTGTTACTTCACTGCTCAATATAGATTGATGCGCCCTATCAATATAATTGTGAAGTACTGAATTTCTATAAACAGAACCGAAAGCACTTAGATTTTCTGTAACATAGTCTTCAATAGATGTTCTTACTAAACTAGAAATTTGATATTCATTTAAATCTGTTAAAGATGGTTTCCAAGCAACAGTAACTCTCAGCAGCATATATGTGAAATCTGGATCGATGATTTCAGGAAATACCGTTAATGTGCTTCTATTAGATATAATGTCCGATATAATTCTCTCTTTTTCGGTTGTAGTAAACTCGTAATTACCTACAGGTTTAAGAGAAATAAACACTTTACCATATACAGGTGGATCGTTTTCATCGCCTGACCAAATTGAGATCGAACTGATATTTGGATAATCTTTCATCAACAGACTTTCAAAATCTGTCTTTGTTACTGCTCTATTCTGTGTTGTATAGTGTATTGGTGCTCTATATCTAATCTGCTCTACAGTCTCTTTATCTGCACCAGCAGCAGCCGAAGATACAGAAACAACCGAAATGTTTGAATATCCACCAATAGAACCTACGCTAGAGAATGAATTGGCCTTGTTTGATTCAGACCCCATCGTATCTAGATATTTAATGATAATGATATTTCCATTAGAGGGTTGTTTTCCTAAAACATTATCACCAAAATACAATGTGTAGTTTTGATCAGAACTCTCTTCCACGAAGAATACCGTAGAATTTGCAGTCACTTCGGTTAAGTCTTGTGCGAGTGTATACTTGGTTGTATATGTATTTGAAGAAGATTCTTGTACTGAGACGGTAATAGTTGAAGTGTCAGCATTAGCAGAAGGTAAAGAATATCTTCTATTAGAATTAGATACGGTGTAATATAAGTTAGAAGTTTCGCCTTGCTTAATTTCAATGTTATTAAAGGTAAATGTACTGCTAATCTTTGATGCAATAGCTGATTCTGTAGTGCTGAACACATAATTGACGCCATCAATTGGTTCAGAAATAAATCTAGTAAATTGAGGAAGAACAAGAGCTGATTCTGTATCACCAATAGGAGGTGTAACGACAACATCAACTGTAGCTACCGCGCCTGTACGTGAGCGAGGCACATAATTTGTTAGCTTGGCAAGTGATAAAACAGAATTACGAATTTGTGCAGTATCCAAAAACATTTCGTTGCCGATCATGTTCAAGTAATAAGCATTATAGTGAGTATTGTAAGCTAAAATATCAAGTAGTATAGACAGGCCAGATCCATCAAAATCATAGTCTGTAAATTCAGTTTGACTCTTTAAGTAGTTCTTTAGATTCTCTCTGATACTATTAAAGTCTAGCTCAGAAATTCTAATTGCGCCTGCCATTTTTATCGAATCCTCTCAAGGAAAACTGTGGTAACGTATGGTTCTTGTCTATTGTTCACTTGGAAAACAATTCTAGCAGTATAACCATTATTGTCTGGATCTGCAACTACGTTTACTGTAGATACGATTGCTCTAGTTTCAAAATTTTCTATAACGTCTTTGATATGTTTCTGTAATAGATTGGCTGTAAGTGGTGAAATATTATCGAAGAGTAACTTTTGCGCGCTAGAACCAATATAAGAGCGAAATGGTCTCTCATAGAAATTAGTCAAGACTAGATTTCGAATAGCTCGTCCAATCGCTGTTGGGCCAACGACTTTGTTAATGTCTCCTGTTACAGGATGAGCATTAAAATCTAAATCGATATCTGTATAGTCTTTAGATC